GGCCAAATTCCTGAGATTGACCAGATTGCTCCCAGGATTGACCAGTTTGACCGTCTAAATTGACCAGTTTTGGAATCTGGTCAACCGCATTGACCACCTGGTCAACATGCTTTACCAGTTCGAGCTTAAAAAGGTAGTGGTTAACTTTACGATGGTGGTAATCCTTAATTTCTAATATCCCCAATGTTTTTAGGAGATTAATGCGGTTTAAAACAGTTGGCTTGGAGATTCCTGAAGCTTCACAAATAGTCCGAATCGACGGGCAACATAAACCAGTTTTTTTGTTTTGAAACAATTTTAAGGTTGTGTAAATCACAAACCCTTCCGGTGTCATGTCTTTTGAGTGAGCAAAAATATCTTGCGGTACATGAGCGTACCAATTCTCACGATTAGCCATAATTTAAGCACAAAATCCGCAAACGCTAGGAAACCTGGTCAGGAAACCTAACGCGTGCGGACTACGTGTGACCAGGTTAATTAACCTAGATCAATCATACTATTACCACACATTTCTGCAACTTGTAAACCTACATAGTTGACAGGAATGGTGAAGTGTGGTTGGGTGGTGGTATATGAATATCCCTAAAATCGCTCGGATCACTTTAAATATACTTTTGTCTGTAGTTTATTGGATCATTATTTTAATGGCAGTTGGTTTGGTATGTGGTTTTTCTGTTGGTGCCATGAGTATTGATAGTGACGCAGCCGATGCGCTTTATGGAATAATGACTGTTTTGAGTACTATTGGATGGATTATTTCGCTTATTGTTTGGCGTAAGTCGATATATATTACGAAATAAAATAAACAAATATGAGAGAAGCAGTAGAAAATATAGCTCTAATAACTATCGCCGTCGCCGGAATAATTGTTGGTTGTTTGTTTTGGAAAGGTTTAGGAATTGTCTTTTGGAAGATTATTACTGCGCTGAACTAAGAAGTTTCTGCAACACACGCGCCTTCTTTTTATCATCTGCCTGTTTGAAATCATCCATTTTATTTAGGTTGTTTAAAAGATCGCGCAATTCTTTTGGTGGTGTAGTTGGTGGAAGGTTGTATTTTTTAATCATCAACGCTGGGAATACTTGGTCGTTAATCGCATCCCGTACATCTCGAATGCGCTTTTCAAACGCTCGAGTTTTTTCTACAGAGTTGGCAGGTAAGGAAGTGTAAGCAGGGTCAGCGATTAATTGTTCAAGACCTTTTTTCAACATCCGACCTTGTACCTTTTGGTAGGTACTGAATTCTGCGCCACTCAACTTCTCACCGGAAATGGTAGAGCTTGGCATACCAATAGAAACGCCAGCATCCCAGGCTGCGTCTGTAACAGGCGAATCGTTAACGCTCGAAGAATTGAATGGGTCAATAAGGTTAGCAGCACCACCGCCCACCTTCACAACCTCACCAAAAATATCTCTCTTGGCAGGTAGACTATTTTTCAATCCAGGAATTTTAGCTTGAATAGCTTGCAAAACTCCCTCATGTACGCGCTCGGTTGGATCAATTGTTTTAGCAATACGTCCGACAACAGATGGAACCAAACCAGACAAAGTTGACTCTGCGTAACTGGCCCCGCTGCGATCAGGATTATTAACCGCATCCAAAGCCCTAGACGCACCCTGCAAGAAAGTTTGTTGAGTCAAACCTTTAATACCTGCAAAGGTCATACCAGAAGCCAGTGAGGCCCCGCTCTTTTCTTTACTCTGACGTTCGAACTCAGCACCTAACCCAAGCAAATTCCCAATCGGGGCGATCCGATTTAATTGGTACCATCGGTTACCAATTTTAATTGAATTTGGTTGTTTCCCAGTAGCGTAAAAAGTAGCTCGATCCGAGGCACTTTCTGGGGCGTTGCCAGTTATCATACCCTTACTCGCCAGAAGACCACCTAAAGTCATTACACCCGTACCAGTTAAGGCCCGTCCTAGATCCTGAACCAGAGCCTTTTGACCTCGTGTCTCCGGGTTAATTTGTCTGACAATTGTTTTGATAAATCCTGCCGGTGAGAAGTCTGCGATGGCCCCCGCGACGTTCGCTGGGGTTTTCTTAAACGGAACAACTATTTCAACCGCAGCCTTTCCTACCTCACCTAACCGCGATTTTCCGGCCAGGATAGCATTAGTGACTTTTGAATCCCCTTGAAAAGTCGCGTACTCTGCCGCATCAATTGCCTCCAACTGCATAGCGTTAGTTGGCTCCAGCAATAAATCACGAACACGATCCTTAGCAGCCTGGCCTGTCAACTTCTCATTTTTAGCCATGACTAAGGCTTGTTTTTCCAGTGACTCCTCTAAAGCTGCCTTGCGAAAAATTGCATCCTCAGCACCTAAAGAGTTAAAAACTGTGTCTGTGTAACCTTGTAGAATTTTACCAACCTTACCATCACCAAAACTTGTCTTGCGCGGTAAACCGTAAGTTTCCAACAACCGTGAACTAAGATTGCCTGTTTTCAAAATCTCTGCCGCATCCTTCATACCTTTAACAGCTCCACGCGCTCGGGCCATTATCAACCTTGGTGAGACTAAAGTTGTACGCTTACCCGTCACCAAACTAACTAACATGTCTACCCCAGTAGAGGGGATATCGGCCACGCTAAGTAAGGCTTGCATGGTGGTATTCCCGCCGATATTTGCCATGTGTGTCGTAGGCGAGGTCAACAAACCGGCCTTCCATAACGTAATAGCCTTCTCTAAGAAACTCGGTTTTCGAAGCATGGCGATAAAGTTAGCTAGCCCGATCTTGTCGGATTTACCAATCAAATCTAAGATCGCCGCTCTAATTTCGTTTGAAAATTCTTTATCACCTAACATTTTTTTGGCTTGCTCAAACCAGAACACCGGCTCCATTGTTTTGTTCGCCAATATACGGAATGAGGCTACAGCCCGGCCAGCTTCCGTTCCACCTTTAACTAGCTTCTTTAAAGCCTGATCCATCATTGCTTGCGCTGCTTGTATCTTATTCTCTAAGAGTGCTGCTTGGCCTGGATTTTCAATCAATTCCTTTTGTGACTTAGCAATAAAATCAGAGTTGCTGGAAATCATTTCTCGTAACGCCACCACCTCACCATCTGTGATTCGTCCACTTTGTACCTCCCTTAAAAGAGCGCGGGGATCTGCCCCCAATTCCAACGCTGCCTCTTGCATCTCACCAAACGATCTAACTTTTCTTGTCTCCATTCCCAACGCTGAAAGTCTGGCCTCAATCTGGGCCATTTGTTCTTCGGGGATGTTCAATTTATCTAACCTAAACTCTTGTTTCACCAAACCATCTTTATCAAAAATTTTAGTTTGGTCATGGGTAACAAATTTTGGTTGACGTGGTTCCGGCGTTACTACTTTTGGTTTAAGTGGAAACTCATCACCCAACGAACGCGCAGAAGTTTCAGGTATCAATGCTTGAGTGTTGTCTAAACCGGACTCTAACGGTGCCATTTTTTGATTTATCTTTTCCATCTTGCCTTGGCTGGCCTCAACTTTTCTTATCAAAGAGTTATCAATTTGTGGTGTTATTTTTTCTTTTGCCAAACGAGCCTTAAAAGCATCCAACAAATTAGCGTCGGTTTGACCATCAACCGTGCCAGTAAAAAACTTCCCCTCTACACGTTCAAAACCGGGCATTGCTTTACGAAGCTGGTCAACGTCCATGTTTACTAAATTTTTGTTGCGTTGTGCTGCTGCTTTAAAAGCTTGATAACCGATCTCTTGTTCTTCATTAGGAAAAATACGAGCTTCTTTTGTTAGTGCTGCCGACTCCTTAGCTTCCACTGCCTTCTTATAAGCAGCGGCAACCTCGCCATGCTCGCCGGTGGTGGCTGCATGTTCGAGAAATAATTTGTCTTCTTGTTTTCGCAAAGCCTCACTTTTAATATGGTCAACCGCTGTCTTGTTAGCTATCTCAATTTCATCTGGTACCAACGCCCGACCCAACGCCTTCTCTTTATTAGCGATCAATTTACCCGCCATTTTTTCAGCGTCAACCAAACTCTTTTTACCCAACAAACGAACGAGGTCATCACCTGACGGACCGATACTAGCGACATCCGCCGCCGCTCCAATAGTTTGTTGAGCATTAAAACTACCCAAGGCAGACTTTTGATCTGACGTTAATCCGGCATCTCGCTTACTATTCGGTGCGACACGGTTAAGTGGTTGCTGGATATTTTCATTTAAACCTGTAACACGTTGTGCAATTTCGGGGCTAACTCCTTTTGCCTTGAGCATTGCCTCTGTTTTAACTGCACGCTCTCCTGGAGTTTGAAATAAGGATGAACCTAACAAACTTTTAACACCACGATTTACAATATTGTCAGGCAAAATAACCGTCCTTTTAATACCTGGCAACCCTAACTCAACGCCAGGCTGGATAGCGTTTGGTGGTACCAACGGCTTAGGTTGAGCAATTGGAATTTTAAGTGGTAGTTTTGGGGTTACTTTAGGTGGGGCTATAGGAAACTCAAGATTTTTAGGTTTAGGCGGGAGTGTTGTGATTGTTTTGGCAGCGGATGGAATTGTTTTTATTCCCGATACCACCCCACCAACAGCTGATTTGGCCTGGTTGGCCATTGTCGATGCAAGGCTAGCGATACCTTGTTTTGCAGACTGAACCCCAGCCTTAGCCTTAGCAGCTATGCTTTGCAATTGTCCTAGGATTGAGAAGGCCATACTTATTCATTATCCATTGCCGCCTCTAAATCGGCTTTCGAGAAACTAAATCCACTAGACGCTGTGGCCTTTGGGACACTCTGACCAATCGCCTTTAACCAAGCCGCCTGAATCCCAGGATCACCTTTCTGCAACATCCCCGCATAGCTCAAATCAAACCCAACCTTATCCTTAGCCCGCGCTCGTTGTTCAGCGTACATATTGGCCGGTACACCGTTATACTCATCCGCTATAGATTGCATGGTGTTTCGTAGAGCGTCGGTAGTTTGGAGTTTGGTGGAGCTTCCAGAGCTGCTACTGCCAGACGATGACCGTCCAGCTCGAGCTATCGCCTGCTTACGGTTGGCGTCCAAATTCTGGTAGTCATTAAAACTCCCTTCATAACCATTCTCTTTTGCAAACTGATACTCACCTATCGCTCCAGGCGCATATTTCTTTTCCTGTTGACCTTGATAAACAATCTCATACTGACCTGTCTGAGGGTTGAACTGCACTAAAGAACCACCAATTTCAATTGGTTTGCCCATTTGACTACCTTGATTTTGCTGGTCACGCAATTCTTTCATCCTTTCCGCCGCACTCAATTTAGTTTTACTAACCTCCATCGCTCCAGCCCGTTGAGCTTGTAGTCGTGCGAGACGATTCTTCAAGGGTTCCTGTAGAGCCAAAGCTTGACGCTGCAAAGCAGCAGATTGACCAGTCAAGAAATTCATTGGAATTGCTTGATCCCGAATCTTATTCAATCCCAATGTCTCACTTTCCATTAAGTTATCTAACTGTTTTTGTGCATCCATTTCCTCTGAGGTTGGGGCTTGACCCTTAGCGATCTCATCGTAGAGAGCTTGAAGCTGGCGCTCATATTGAGACTGTTGAGCTGTTTGAGCGGTAGCCTGTCCATAATCGTTAGCTGTGCCTGACTGCCCTTGTGTCACCCCTTGGGATTGATCGTAGCCACTTTGACTAGGTTGCGCTCCAGGCGGCGTATTCCCAGGCTGACCGGCTTGTGCTGGCCCAGGGGCGTTCTTTTTAAGGTAAATGTTACCTTGAGCATCACGGGCAAAATATTTGTCAAAGTTATGCTCGGCGACGTTGTTTTGTAGACGCAATCCCTCAAACTCTTTTGGCCCTAATTTGCGTAAGTTAGGATCGTTGGACATTGCAAAAATCTGACCGGATGAGGTAGAAGGTTGACCTGTTGGTACCGCTGGTGGCGCAACAAAATTATTTTGTGTCACCCGATCCTGAGGCAGTGGCATGGCTGCAGCTTGTGGGGCTTTAGCCATCAATCCAGCGTCAGGTGCTACACCCCGTGCAGCTGCGCTCCTACTTTCCTGCCAGGCATTAAAAAGATTTTGATTGAAATCTTTCCAAGCAATGTTAGGATCGTTGGACACTCGATCAATATCAGCTTGTGTATCGGCTGTGCTATAAACATAACCATGTTTTTGCACGTCACCGTACTCTAATTTTTTGGTATCAGGATTGATCCATTTAACAGTCCCTGGAGCGGTCATCCCAAAAGGATTCGGGTTAATTTTATTCGGATCTGTATTATATAAGTCTGGCATATAAAAAATTAAATCGCCTTTAGAAGCACGGAAACCGTGACACCTACTAACGCTGTTAGCGTACCAGAGGAGACCAGAGCCAACGAATCACCCGCAACCAAAACTCGATCCGCTACCGAGCTGGTAATGACTTGAGAAATAGCCCCGAATTGGTTGGTATTGGCTGTTGTTTTTAGACTAAGCGTGGCACTCATTACACTTAGACCTGACGCCGGAGCCGTGCCGGATGGTACTTTTACTAGTTGTAATGTAACGGCTCCTGCATCCGATCCTGCTGTTTCGTGTCGTTCAGTTATTTTAATGACTTCGTAGGAACGCTGAGCGATGAAGAAAGGTGTTGTGAAGTTGGCGGCGGTTTGAGCAGTGGTGCCTGGAAGATTGGTGATGATCGGGAGAGTTACACCGAAGAAACCGTTTTGTTTGTCTACATGAATTTCAGAAGTATTAGTTTCTTCGCCAGCCATTGATTGAACAACACGACGAACGTCATCATCGGTTTTGATGGTCACTTCTGGATCTGGAATTTGATATTGCTTAAAAACTTCCATATTTAAGCAGATATTAGCCAGTCCTCTACTTCCAGCTCAATCTTAATTGGTAGTAAAATGTTTGGCCCTTTACTAGCATTCCAACGGATTCTAAAACAAAAGTCGTTAACACCTCTAACTTGTGTCGTTCCACTTGTGGGAAATTGAACAACGGCGCACTTACCAGAATTGGAGAAACTATCAACTGTAAAACTTGCTGACGAATCTTGGCTACCATCCAAAAAAAAGTTTAGAACCAAAGATGTGTCAGCCGACAAATCACGATCAAAGGCTAGCCTCATTTTTTTAATTGTGAACGGTGACCCAACTTTAAAATAAGTAGATAGATAAACAGCTGTGCTAGTTGCTGTGCTAGCTTCCTTATCTAACCCAAATGATGACCCGGAAGTAAACCCAAATATTAATTGGGGGTAACTTGAGTAAACTGAGGGGGCGATGGTGATTGATTTTACATACTTTACCGCCGTTAATACGGTGGCCTCAGCGTCTGAACTTTGAGCTATACCATGAAGACCTAAGGGTAAAGCAAATTTATTACTACCAATCGCGTACACTTGACCCTCACTACCCGTAGGGGTTAGCCCAAAAATTCCAGCAAATACTACACGCCCACCAACTGAATCTACCGCACCCGCTAAAGGAGGCGAGCCTAATTCCATTGATGCTATTTCTGTAATTGACGTTCCACCATAATAAGAAGAAACGCGAGTTTTAGTATTTTGACCACCACTCCAAATTTTTAAAACCCCGTTGTGGTTCAATAGTGCGGTTCCCCAAGTGTCAGGAATGGCTACTTGTCGATAAAAAGAATCAGCCACGGTATCCCAAAGAAACAAAACGGCATTACCTTGAATTAATGCAGAGTTTAATGAGGGGATAGCTAAAATAGCTAAGTCAGTAGTAAATGACTCAATCGCAGTAGGAAAATATCCAGCCGGTAAATCAAGGACATTAAACGATGACCCATTATTAGTGTCACCTTCGTCAGTTGTTTTACTTGTCTTAATTTTGTGAATGACACCCGCTCCATTAACAACATCACAAAAATATAAAGCGTTGTCAGTGTGTACTTTAGCCCAATGATTCCAAATTAAAGTTGTCCCCGAAATTGCAGGATAAGTAGTGTTTGTTAAAGCTGATTGTGTACCTAGAGTTGCACCCTTCCACACGTTATCAACAAGTGTTGGTGAGTTGTTTAGAGGCCCATACCGTGACACATCGTCCTTACTCGCACCCGTACCAAATATATAAATGTAATTGTTGTAGTAGGCAGCACCCTGAGCATTACCCCCAGTCACCGTCCCAATCAAAGTTTCAGTTGCCAATGTAGAACCAACATAACTTATCAATCGTCCATTACTTAAAACAACATATACCAACGCATCTTTAGGGTTGGTGATAATGGCGACTGTGGCAGCTGTAACATTTGAACCAGAAAATTTGGCATAACCAATCGGACACAACATCCCCGACGATTGAACAATCCCATCAACACCGTTGACGTTTAAATCTGGGTCGAGTGCTTGAGAGTAAGCAAACTCATCGGGCCTCGCGTAATACGAAGACTTAGCAAACCCGCCAATAATTGAATCAACTGTTATTAGTTTGGTCGCCATATTTAGAGGGTTATGTGGGTATTAGGGTTGATAAATCCCACATGTAAATCCTCGACAACCACGTTATGTGTCTTGTCTAAATGGTCAGCCTTGAGCCGCTCAATTCCCTGCTCGTACAATTTCGCGTACATCTGCGCCCGTACTGGCTCTGATTGAACGGAAGTAAAATAAATCTGCAATGCCCAATAAACCGGAAGATTCTGATGTTCTTCAGGCAAGAAAGACATTTGACCGATTATATAAGCCGTCGCTCCGCTAATCGTGGTGCCATTATAAGCCTTGGATAAGGTGATGGATGTACTGCTACCAACCGAGGCAATTTCATACCACATTCCGTCTCCTGTAGCTGCAGCCGTGCTAGTGCGTGTTATACGCATGAACCGACCGGCCATCGGCACCGTCCATGATGTCGCAGTACCAGTAACCGTTGTTGAGCCACTGGTAAGTGCTGTGACGTTGCCTGTAGTAAAATCAGCAATATTTAAGTCAGGTGCTTGCCGACGGTAGATATAAGTAATCGCCGAGGCAGTAGACGAAGCAGGTTTTGGGAAAAATCCCAACTGACCATTAAAAACAAAGAAGAATTCGGGAATGTCTGACGTGGTGGAAGACTCATTCAACCGATCCCATATCTCACGGTTCGGGACTTCTTTGGGGGTGTAAATAAAATTTCCGATTGTCACCGTAACCCCTTTAAGCTTGGAGTAGTCGAAAGGTAACGTGTAAAATTGTTGACTCGCTACCGTCGAAGCCGTCGCTGTTTTCTCTAAAAAATCCCAGTCGCCCATCGCGTAGATATTACGAAGGGAGTCATTAATTAATTCATCCATCAATGTTAAATTGGTTGATGAATTATTGATGGCTAATGATCCAGCTTGGTTTCTCATTCCGGAAAAACTTTTCATAAAATTACAGCTTAGTGAGCGCGGAAATTATGGCTTTCAACATTGCAACTACCACTGACAACACCGCCTGCATGGCTTCCGGGTGTTCTTGAGCTGCCTTTAACTCCAACTGTTGGAGAACGAAAGTAATCAACGCAGCCGAACCAGCGATCATCACGCTTTTTGCCACTTTCCAAAGAATCTCCTTAGCGTGACGTTGACGACTCAACTTTTCATTATCTTGCAAAACCTTAGCTTCACCTGCCGTCACCATTGTGGCGTGTATAGTTTCACCGACTGGCAACTCGACATTATCAATGGTGTAAGAGCTGGTGACAGATACTGGCTCTGTTTTTAATTTTCTGACGCGTTTCTTAGTAACCATATTATTTAACTATTCCTTTTTTCTTAGCGGCTGGATAAGTCATCTCCGCCCAAATAGTAAACATGGCTGGATCTAATATATCGCGAAGTGGCCAATACCCATACCTCAAGCCCCTATATTCTCTAAATGAAGGCGCGCGTTTTTGCGTCTGCAAAAAATAAATGTAAGCAGGCGCGAATGAAATTACTGATGGTGGGTTAGTGTTGCCATACCCCTTATCCACTGGAAGTGCAAAGACATCGGAAGGAAAATACTTCATCGGATCGACATATCCGAAGTATCCGTTGTCTTGGTCAACAATTTTCCAAGTACCTCCAATCAATCTAGTTTGTGGGCGCACACCAAAATGAAGATGGGGGCCAGTTGAATAACCAGTGTTGTCAGTTTCAGCAATAACATCTCCTGCTTTAACTTGCCCAGGTTTAAGAACCTTTTGAAGATGCCCATAGACAACTTCTAGTCGATAAGTATCAGAAACTGGAACAAACAGACGGCAATGAAGACCATACCCAGAAGTCGCTGATCCTTCTGATTCTACGATCCCGTCTGCTACGGCTATCGCATGAGTGCCATTTGGGGATGACAAATCCAATCCATTGTGCGCTTTCAACCCAAGCTTGGTATAAAAATCTGCCGTCGGCCCATAATTTACCGCGTAAGGCTGGGTTAGACGCATTTTTTCCAAAGGTGCTTTAAATATAGGTAGAGTCATATCACTTCAATATAATACTCATAATAGCCAAAATTATAGCGCTCCCAGCTACTGACCCGACCCACTTAAACACCCCCCGAAGATCTTCTACCTTACCTCTCAACACAGCTAAATTTTCTTCTGACTGAGCCTTGCAAACATCCAACTTTTCATCAAACTCTTTTCGCCAGACAAACTTCTCATCATACATTGCAATACGCGTATCAATCTCAGTGAAGCGTTGTTGAAGCTGAACAATTGATTCATCTAATTTTTTTTGGAGTGAAGCCACACGCTCATCTACTCGAATTAATAGACCTTGGTCAACGCTAACTTTTGTAGATGAGCGAGCCATATTTATTTAACTCCCAATTCAATGCAGTCATCAACAACCTTTTGTTTCTGGGCGATATTCTCATCAGCCTTGGCCAATTCAGACGCCAATCGGTCGCGTTGCGCTTGGGCCTCTGCAAATTCACGTTCGGCGTGCTCACGAGTAATCACAACTTTTTCAGGAATCACTGCCTCGGGTTGGATCTCCAAGTGTCCCTCTGCGTTTTTCTTAATGATGTCTGGCATATAAAAAATTAAGGTAAAAAATTTATTCAGATGTACTTTATGGCGACAGTGACAACCGTCTTCACGGCACCAGTCAGCGTTCCACTAAACTTTAACGACAGCCTGTCTCCGATGGCTAGCTGGAGACTAGCCTCCGTGGCCGTGAGCGTTCCTGTCTGAACGGTGTTGGCCGCAGCATTGAGGTCAAATCCAGCGTTCGTGTTGTTGGTGAGAAGAATAATACCCCCGCCTGGGGCGGTAGTGCCCGTATCTTTTGTAATCTGGACGTTAGCGGCGAGGGCAGAGTTCACGCCATGCAACTCCGTCGCAGCCGTCATCTGGCAGGCGGCCGAGGCTACAAAGATAGGGGTGTCTACCAAGGCCGTATTTAATGGTGCTTGGTAGACGACCTCAAACTTCTCCGGCGATACCATCGTCGTGTCCGCTAATCCTGTAGTCGAATCAACTAGGACGTATCCTTTAGAGGCCATAGGATCAAATTACAGTCCTCGAACATTCTCTCCACGCTTGACCTTCGGCGGTAGTAGATGAGAGGCAGAGGGTCAGGGTGTCTCCCGCAGTCATGGCGAAGTCTGAAGCGGCGGCAAGCCTGATCTGCACGTTCGTGCCACTTGTGGCGGTTCCGTGGTCGATAGTCACACTTTCGTTGGCGATCAGCGTGACAGTCGATCCATCCTGCCAGTTGACGTTAGAGATAAGGTCAACCTTTGTAGTGCCTGTGAGTTCAAAAACACTACCATCGTTAGCAAGCGTGAGATTTGTTGCGCTTGCGGCATCTGTGCCTTGTTTCTGCTGAAAACGAGCAGACATGAACAAACCATCTAACTGAGAGATAGTCGCTCTAGTAGCAAGTGATTGGAGTGTGGTTCCTGTTGTAAGAACAGTTGATGTCTGGAAGATTAAATTACCAGGTAAACCAGTTCCTGTTCCTTTTCCACCCGCGAGAGTTAAAGTCGCACCAGCGATGTCAGTCCCGCTTCCACCTGTCGCGTTGTAAACAACACTCGCTGGAGACGCAGCGGTTACTCCACCACCAAAGAAGACATTTGTGATTGTATTAGTTGAGGATCCAGCAACAAACTGATTTGCTGCGGTTGCTGTTGCGCTAGTTCCCATCATTATCGATGAAGCAAACCCACCACTATTTGCAGCAACACCAATCGAAATTGCAGAAGCCGAGGCACCAGCGACAGCGTTGTTACCAATCGCAATTGCACCTGTACCTGATGCAGTTGCACCTACTCCAATTGCAGTCGCTTGTGACCCTCCTGCCGTAGCAGAAAGTCCTGCAACAAAAGATAATGCACCGCCAGAACCAGGTGAATCAATACCACCATCAAATTTACTTATTCCAGCTTGCACCCACAAAGCATATTTATTGGTGATGGTCACGTTCGTTCCCGCCACTGGCGCACCAGTAATTGCTACTGTTGCCGCATTTGTGATTGCGGTCGCTCCAACAGCAGAGATCGTTGGAGCCTGAAAAAGCCAAAATCTATTTGTAGTCAAAGCTCCCGTCGCCAACTGCAATGTCATTCCCGTCGCACCAAACTTGCCATAAATCACCTCCGTCGAAGCTGTAGTAGCAGTGTGGTTGCCAGGAGTGAGTGTCAAAGTTGTTGGCGCTGTGCCTGTAGCAGTGAGGGTTTGAGTGACAGTAAGTCCACCAAGTAAGGTCAACCTGTCCGTTGCTTTAGCAAAAGTCATCCCCGCATCCGAACCAACAAATCCACCATCGTTATAAAGAACTTGAGTATCAGCACCTCCAGAAATTGGTGTTGATCCTATGGCAATCGATCCAGTTGTAGGTTGCTCAAAATACATATTTACGGGGCTAATTCAAGGACGGTGTAGCGCGGACTAGTACCAGCGATAGTAATAATCCCGGTGTAAACCACCCCCTCAGCATCAGAACAAATCCCTCCCAAACCATCATCATTTGCCGTTCCAGCCTTAAGCACAAAATGAAACACAGTTGTCGAAGCACCAGATCCAAGGCGCACAAAAAGTGCGTTTGTGCCAAGATTTTGAATCGTCCAAGCAATTCTAGCGGTGTTAGCGGCTATTGCTGTGGCGGCACTAGCGATTGATGGGGTGTTGGCATTGCCAGTTGTGGGATAAATAACTTGCATATAAAAGTTAGTAGACTGTGTTACCAGCAGTGACCGTGCCTGTACCACTATCAGAAAGAGCAGAGTCAGACATACAACCAACTATCCGAGTGCGATTAGATCCAGCGACCACTGTGAGTGTTAGCGCACCACCTCCAGCATCTGGGCCAATCTGACAATTAACAAAACCATTATCATCCGCACCACTGGAAACTGAGACACCGCCTAAAATGTCGCAGTTAGTTAGTTTATGGCGGTCTCCTGCAATAGTTGAAGCCTCTGACCAACGACAATTGTTCAAACAACAATTGTTTGAGTTGGCGTCCGTTAAATCAATTAAGCCAGTGGTTTGAATGTTTGAAAGTTTAATTCGGTCAAACCCAACTACATCAATGGTTCCAGCTAATAATTCAAGATTGGAAAGTATTGTGTTGTTTGCATCAACAATAATATTTACATCTCCACCATTTGCGCTGATATTTGAAACTATCCCACTAACCTCAATATCTACATCGGCATTATTTGCAGTTTGTACCACTACCCCATTAATAGTTGTGTTGTCACCAAAATCTGCAATGTTATTTGTGCCTGTTTTATCTCCAGCAATGTAAGTGCCAGTAAAAATAATATCTTCTACAACGCAGTTAATATTATTATCGGTAATAAAAGCATCTTCAGTGGAAGTTCCTGTACCAATAAAATGAATGTTGGAGTAAAAACTATCCCCAATGGTAGAAAACACCCCACCACCGGTATTATTTGGAAGTGTAAAAACAATGTTAGTTAGTTTTTCTTTTAAGAAAGATAGCGCACATCCTGCTTGTGTTGACGAGTTAGTGACCGAAATACCATCAATAATCAAAACTGAACCAGCTGCGCCCGCAAACAACTCAATATCAGTTGAAGTATGTGTGTAGGTTAAGGTTCCCTCACCAACTATTTTTAAGGTCACTGCTCCAGATGAAGTAAACTTATTCGCTCCCATCACCACTGTTGCACCTAATTTGATATAAATTAATGTATTCGCTAAAAGTGCAGTGTTGGCTGCTTCAGTTGTGTTATTAATCACTAATATACTGACTTTAGAATCAGCTATCGCTTCGGTTAGAGTGGTGTAATCGGCACCAGTCGCTCCTACTGTTGCATCAAACAGAATAGGGCATTGAGCTGCAAACGCCTTACCCGAGGTGGCATTGATTTGAACGTAGCCATTAGAAGCCATAATAAAATACTTAAATAGTGGTACGACAAATTTCGTACCATGCTTGTGTACCACCAACCTCACCCAATCTTAAAGTGAGTGAATCATTGGCCGTCGCTGCAAAATCAAGCGCTCCTGCTAATAGAATTTTTATATTTGTGCCACTAGTAGTTTGAGCATGCTTAACTGTTGGAGTGGATGTAAATAATAGAGTAACTACAGAGCCGTTTTGCCAACTAACATTCGATATTAAATTTATCGGTGTTGTACCAGTAATCTCAAAAGAATTGCCATCAGTACCCAAAGATAGATTATTGGCAGAGGCAACATCGGCCCCTTGCGCTTCTAAAATTCTACCTGTGGCTGTAATAGATGAGATTGTCGCCGACACCTTCAACCGTTTTGAAGTCGGGTCAACAATAAGATTTGTAGGTGTGAGGTTCGAGTCATCGGTCACACCCATCAATGTAACTTTACGATTGGCATCCCTCTTAGCATTGGCCATAATTATTCAAGCAAAAGATCGACGAATAAAAACCCGCTACGATTATCTATAATCAACGTCGTCACAGTCAGATCAGTGTTATCAGTTACGCCATATGATGTCCCGATTCTATTTTCATCAATCTTGGCGGATAGAGTTGCAGGAGAGGTAGTAGTCGCGCTGTCGATATTTATTAATAACCGTGAGGTTGCAACATCAACCCGCAATGGTTCGGTTGCACCATTGGTATCAACTGCAAGAGCGGTAGCTTCTCGATTGTTGTCTATCGCGGAGTTAGACATATCAAAGTAAATTCTTCTTGCGAGCCTCACTAAATGCCGTCTTCAAACTTTGTTGCTGACTGGCTAGGTGGGCTTGTTCTGTTTGTAGTATGGATTGCTGATTTTTCAACCAGGTTTCTTTTGCGGATAAAACGTCAGCATCTTGTCGTACTTTCATAGCCTGCCAAGTTGCCGCCGCTAAAGTTTCTTCGGCTTCCTGGTTTATTTTCTTAGCCGACTGAGCGGCTTCAATTTGTAAGGCTTTAAGCTTGGCAATTCTATTTTCTTCTTGAGCGATGCGAGCGGTTGAGCGTTGCACTAATTTCTCTAAATCATCTTGGTCACAGGCTAGTTGATCGGCTTTTAGCTCAACTTCATCCTGTAGTTTTTCAAGATAAGCTTGGTGTTTATTTAGTTGCATTTCCCGTTCATGCAACTCTTTGGCTTCGTTGTCTAACGCCTGGCGGATGGGTTCTAAAGATTTCTCCGCTGCACGCTTGCGCTTCTCCAGGGCTTCCACTTCGTTAAGCAAAGCCCGTTTTTCATCCATGATCGCTATTCGAGAAGAGTCTAATTCAAGCTGCATCCGGGTTATTTCGGCAGTCTTGTTTGTTCGCAAGTCATTTAGCCGCTTTTCTTCGGTAGCTAGGATGGTAGAGATAGCCACGGTTCTCTTGCGAGATTCGTTATCGGCTATCCGCTGTAGATCCTTAACTTCCCGAGGATCAAGCAGCTTCATAACTAGGCTTGCAAACCCTCAAACGATTCTTCTTTAACTTCAGCATCCGCCAAGCTCTCCCGTGATTTAGGGCAAGCCTTAAGGTGGCGCACACCCTTGGAGTCGCACGAGTCACAAAACTTCTCATCCTTAACTTCGACAGGTTCAGCCACCTTCTCCTCGATCTTAGGCTCCTCCTGGTTGAGGTTGATAGCTTCGGTCTCAGCCTTGAGTGCAGACATCGCATCGCTGGCGTTACCAAAACACTTGGACATCATGGCTTGACGTGACAATTGATCGTTGGTGCGCTTGTCGATCTTATTCAACTCACGATCAATCAAGTGCTTAGCGAAATGCTTAGCAAGATAATCCTGCAAGTAAATCGTTTGACCTGGTTGGAAGGTGTACTCCTGCTTATCCCAAGCGTGGGTGAAGGTTTCGTTGCTGAAGTTTGTAAACTGGATAGCCTGCATAAAATTGGTTTAGTGGGTGATGATTCCACGGGTTAGCATCAGAGGGTGGCCGTTTTTAGCAGAACGGCCAAACTGTTTTTTCTTACCGAATGGTCAAGAAACAGAGAGCGAAATCAGTCGAAGCTGCACCATGGAGAGCGTAACCAATCGAAGCTTCCAGTGAAGCATCGGCGCGGCTCACGACAGTACCAGTGGTGGTCGTGTTAGCAGGAACCAAGCCATCACCAACCACAACCGTACCTTGGGCCAAGATGCCGCAGATACCGTAGGTCTGAATCCAACCGAATTCACTAGCAGCGATTGGATGCTGCATAGCACCAACCACGGCTGAAGTCTGAGTGGTAGGAGCGACAACAATGGTCATGTAAGGGTTGACCTTAGTATCAACCTTGCAAGTACCAGTTGTAGCAACGCGCACAGGCTCACCATCTTCAAGGTTGTAGGTCACAGCAGCAGCAGAAGCAGCAGTGTTGCCCTTCAACTTGTACATCTGACCAACGCCAAGCGTACCTTCAGAAACAAGAAGGTAGCCTTGGGCCAAGAGGTTAAGAGCGAGAGTAACCGAGTCCGATGAGGCAATGGTGGTGTCGCCCAACGCAGCGTTGGTGATTGTGACCTCTTCCATGTTGGAAGTGTCTTCTGGGATAGCTTGGAAGATCTTTCCAGCGACGCCAGCGACTGAACCATTTTTGCAGTAGCGGTAGCCACGACCGTCATTGGTCTCCATGTAGATACCAATGGGGTGCTGTTGGGTTGCGCTGGAGGTGAAAATACCTTGACCAGCAACTAGATTAGGGCCGCAGAGTTGTGAAGCCATAGATAAATAGGGTTAGGAGAACGGAGTAGCGAGCGTACCGGAGCCATTAAAGACACCGTTGACAAACCATCGAGTCGCGCTGATCGCGGTGCATTGCACCCATGAGCCCACAGCAACACCTCCCGTGGTCGTACCATTGAGGGAGATAATGAGGTCGTCGGTAACATCAGGCGAGAAGGTATCACTACCAGCGGCCCCGATGTCGATGATCGCAATACTACCAGTCAAAAGGTCAGCGGCTCCCGCTGTGATCGTCTGAGAGGTCGAAATAATCGTCGAGACAAAGAGGAAGGTCATTCCAACATCACCAGCACCGATCGCTGGAAGGGTGAAGTCAGTGCCAGCTCCATCGAGCAACATGACTGAACCACTCATCGCGGAAGTCATGGTGGTGTTACCAGAGGAAGCAAGAACACTGTGCTTGTAGCGCATACCCGTAGAGGTCGAGAGCATCGCTATGTTGACCTTCCCTGTTCCCTTACCATCAATCGAAATATCTTCATTCGTTCCGGACGAAATAGCAGCGATTGCCATTCCTGAGCCAGCGGCGGCACCTGTAAACTTAACACCTGTAGCCACCGAAGCAGTTGAGGCATCAATCTGTACCACAGGATCAGTGGCACCCTGACGACCGGCAGTAAATGCCTGAGAGTCAGTCGAGGTGATTGTCTGGGCTACAGTGTTAGCGCTGGATCCACCGTATTTAAGTACTGGGTTGTATTCGGCTTCTTGTAGAGCCATAAAGCTAGTGTGCTTATGGGTGAATTAGCTTTTCTTTTTACGATTGCCGTATGTATCAGTCTTTCTGTGACAGTGTTGGCACAATGTTCTGCCGTTATCAATTGCGAAACGAAGTTCAGGAAACTCTGAGAATCTCTTGATGTGATCTGCATGGTTAGAGAGACTTTTGAACCCACACAGCACACAGGTGTAATCATCCCTTTCTTTAACTGCCAGTTTCCACAAATCCATCTCTTTAGAGCTGCGAATTTTGGCATTGATCGGAGTGATCCCACCTTTCCAAGCTGACGCGAGTTCCCCTTTTGGTTGATTTAACCAAGCTTTCGCAAGGCCTTTAATAACTTTCAAGCGATGCTCTGGAGTTAATTTTCTACCAACCATCTTTTCCCGTTGAATATTCTTCGATTCTTCGGAATGTTGTTTGCCAAAGAAAGGATTAAGACTGCCTTTCAGCCCCTTCTTAGCATTCACAGCATCGGTATATTTCATACCAATATGTTTTTGCCGTATCTTATCTTTCGATTCTTCAGAAAGAATGGCACCCAAACGTACTTGCAATCCCTGAGTAGAGAAAGGGCGCGCTTTGATACCGAGCTTCTTTAGGCGACGCGAGATAGCTGCGGCTGAACATCCGAATTGTTTGGCAAGGAACATTGTTGATTTGCCTTCATTGTACTCCCTAACTAATTGCTCTTCATCAAGTTTGAATGGTGGCATCATATGCCACATATTTTGGCTTGAAGTTAAGCAATAGTCAAGGGTGACTGACTAGACTGACGTAATCCCCGTAAGCTTTCCGTTCCGCTTAGGGTCAGAGCCAATGAATTCACCACCCATGTAGATGTGACCAACAACCGAAGCCGAGTTGGTTGGCTTAACCCAGTCACTCCAGCTAAAGCCCATCGACTTCCCGACATTTGAGTAGTCGTTGCCTTCAATTGGAGCATCAGCGACCTTAATTGGCGTTGCGCCCTCCTTAGCTTCCACAGCGTAGAAGTCCAAGAAGTCTTCGTTCAAGAAGAACAACACGCCCGAGGTCGACTTCTCATCCATAAGAATAGGGAAGCCCTTGAAGTACAAGTTGAGGTAACCAGTGCCACCGACCAAACCTTCCTTCACAGCGCTGGAATCCTTCATGTACCGCTCCTGAGGATTCAACAACGATTCAAAGAGTGAGAACACAGTCTCCGAGCAGATACCCACAGTAGGCCGCACGTTGCCCGAAGTAATTGCGTTGTAGAGGGTTGCCATCTTAGCCAAGGTCAACGTACCGGATGAGGCAGTTGAGGTGGCGTTAAGTGTGGTAAACGTGGCGCGGGTCAAACCACCATAAGTAGCGGCGGTCGTACCGTCGTCAACGATTGCACCAAGACCCAAGAAATCCTTGGAACCGTTACCAGTACCATCCGAGTAGAACAACGTACCGATATCATCGGCCATGTCCTGAGCGGTTGACTGCAATTCGAGAGCGGCGAGATCCAAGGTTGCCTCCGTCCGATCACTCGACTGGTTCACCCACAACTCATCCAATGGGAGAGCGCAGGTCATTTGGTAGAACTTAGGATCAAACGCCATGATCTGGCGGTTGTCAGTAGCAGCAGTCGAGAAGGTATCGAAGCCAGCAAACGAGGAACCAGTGGTGTTCTTAGACACTTTCACAGGAACCTTGATCTGGTTACCGCTCCACTTCTTAGACTTTTTAATGATGCGCTGTGCAAGCACGTTGCTGTTTAAAATGGTGTCAACCACTTTAGGCAAAAGCTTGAACCGCGTCACTGACGAGATTCGATTGTTAGAGCTAAATGAGGACATATAATAAGCAAATTATCTTAGCTCGCTCCAGTCCATTTTATGCACTTCCTGTAAGGACATTTCCCGATTACGTTCAGGCGTAGCCCCACGAGGTGATGCAGTTGTGGCGGCGGCGAGTTTCTTCCGTTCTTGTGACTTTTCATCAACAGGATTTCCTTTGAGTTGGTTCATCAACTCGAGAGCCGAGCGAAAGTTTATTGAGCCATCGGTGTTCTGGGGGACATTGTGGTACTTCTCGTTGTATTCCAGGATGAAATTCATCAGCCGGTTACGATCGAAAGTAAGTCCTTCATCCTCCATTTCAGTAAATGCATCATCGTTTAACCGTTGATAGCGTTCCTGTTGGGCCGCCGATTCAACTTGCTTTTGTTCAAACTCTTGTCGGATTTCCTGCTTTATTTGGTCACGTCGCTCGCTGTCATAGCCTTGATACTCACTCCAGGCCGTTTGATCGTCTCCGAATATCCGAGAGAACCAAGCTGGCGCAGGTGATGTCGCAGTTTTGACTTGAGCTTGCGACCGTTGAGCCTCCTCTCTAAAAGCCCTCATGGCTTCCAACTCCTGCTTCATCTGTTCACGCTCACGCTTCATTTCTTTGTTGGAATCCACAATCGACTTCCAGCGAGGATGCTTATGGAACGGGAGTTTGCTTTCATCCTCAGTATTAGCGGCCTGAGGCGATGCCGCTGGCTCCGTTGGTTTGGTTTCGGCTGGCGACTCCGACGGTGTTTCCTTCACCGATTCTTCTGATTTCACCTCTCCGAAAGGATCTGACCCTTCAGTAGGGAAGTCCGCCACTCCATCTGCTGGCTTTTCAATTTCATCTGACATATTGCGCAGGTTCGTAATGGTGAACCGAGAAGCCCGTTAGATTATTATTTGCAGTTCTTCTTAATCGACTTCTTCATGGCATCCATCTGGCCTTTCCGTTTCTCCGCTCCTTTCATAAATTGAGGTGGCATCTTGCCTTTCTTGTGGGACATTTCCTCTCTCTCCTCTCCGCTATTTATTGAAATTGTCATACAGGCATTGGGACATTACTTAGCATTGGTGGTGGGCCTTGTGGTGGCGGCCCTGGTGGCCCTTCCATACCAGGCATCCCAGGTGGTGCGCCCGGCATCCCTGGAGGTGGTATTGGTGGGGCTAGGTCTGGGAATAGGCTCATCGGGTTAGACTTCCACTGGAAAAGTAATTTCGCGCTTTCTACCGGGTTGGGGAAATCCAAGGCAGTGAAAAGTGATATCGGATCCAAGGCTCCAGCACCCCACAAATCAATCGCCTCATTGCGCTTAGTTAAACTATCTTTTGGTACTAACGATCCATCTTTTACCGACACCACTAACTTTGTATCAAAGTTAGAATTTTGAATTGTGTAGTATTCTCGCGCTCGTTGTTGGCCGATGATTGATCCGGCGTGCGGTTCGTCGTAGTAGACATACATCATCTGAACAAACCAGTTGAAAGTTTTGTCGCTGAACTGTTCGAGGTAGTCAATAAACCCTCCACCGATACGATCCGAATCTGATTGGTGAGCTAGTATCTTTCCTCGTGCCGTACGCTCTCCGGCGATCCCTTGGGCCGTTGAGCCACGGGTACCAAAGATATTGCGCAGCTCTGACCGATAATCCATCAACGATTCGTAGACGAATTGAGGTAGTGGGGTGCCGGTGTCCCGACGATACGCTCCGTTCACATTTCCTTTAGGCACCCAAACTGTTTTACCTTTCCGCAACGCATCCCCGACGCTGGCCGCTTGTTCTTTAGAGAAGTAATCCCCTGAAACTACAGATCCGCCGTTGGTGTTGTCAGCGTTAATATCAATTTGTTGTAGCCGTTTGTGGATCAAGTCTTGTAGCCCGATGTTCTGATGGATCAGGTTTGTGTCATCGAATGGGTGTAGTCCGAGGTTGAACACCGATAGAAAGACATAGGGCATCTTTGGCTCGGCAAAATGATTCTTGGCTGGGTAGGTTTGTGGGGTTTCGTTTCCAAACTCATCCATCACCACGGTTTCCGTTTCGTAATTCCAGTGGATATTTTTACGCTTATCCAAAACCTCATCTTTCAGCGTCCAAAAAACATATTCATTCGTCCACCATTCGATATAGGTGACATCCGATCCCATCTTATCTTTCACTTCGTCCTTAATAAATTGAGCCTTTTTAGGGAAACGTAAGACAAGTTTGTCAGCCGTGGTCGTGCAGTATTCACCGATAAACCGTCCGGTATACTCGGCCGAGTCAATGGTAGATTCGCAGTCGAGAATCAACTTCTGAGGGCGGATAACTTTAATGACAATCTCTTTTGATACCTCACTCCAGCCGATCTTGAGCGCACCGAGGAAATACAACGACCAATTCCGGACCACCTGCTTTAGGGCTAACTTGAGCCGTAGAGTGTCAGCAAGATAGATCAACTGTCGGCGGATATTCTCAGCTAATTCCGTACCTTCTGGCGTACCGTTGGCATCCACTACCGGCTCTGGGTTCTCTTTGGTAGCTAGAGGTAGAAATGTCTCAACAGCCTCAAAGATGAGGTTGTCAGGCATCGGACGGGCCTTCTCGTCGGTATCCGATCCAAACTTACCAGCCCAATACTTCTCGTTCTTCTTTTGTTTCTCGCTCAAATCTTTACTACCAGAGTCCCACGATGCGAGCCATTGTTTTTTTAGGGATACTAACTCTTCGTCATCCATCTCTAAGGTTAGCTCTGGAACTGCATCAATAGCACCCTCATAAGTTTCCTCTGAGTCGGCACCACGCACCTTATTAGTTGGATTTCCTAGAGTGTCGAACCCTGCTGATAAAACAGACATAAAGAAAAAGCCGTGGGATTAGCCACGACTCTTCATTGGTTGGGCATTAAGCCGCCGTTGATTTGAGCCTACTTAGTAGTAAGTACACCACTTACTAAATTACTTGTCTAACTTTCGTCGATGATAGGCGTTGGTGATGATCTTAACATCCATCAACACACCGTCCGGTGAGAAAAATAAGTGAGCTTCACCATTCTTAATGTTCGCCGATAGCAACGCCCTCAAGGCCTCATGGTGTTGCTGCATGAGCTTAAACAGTTGAGCATCTTCATTTGTCAGCTCAATATTCGTCATCATGTTTTTCGGGAAATACAAACGGCATCGTGGCCTTAACTGTCTGGTCTGGAGCGATTGTTGGCCCGGTACGGAAACTCTGTAGTGGATCGTCATTCCCAATAATAGCACCCATTCCTCCAGCGAACCTGTCCATTCCTACTCTCCAATAGGCGGTAGCATGGCAGTTAGCAACTAAAATACCATTAGCAAAATACTCATGTTCATCCTCAACTGAAATATTATAAACCTTTTCTTTTTTTGTCCTTAAGTTCCGCCCAATAAAGGTCGTAGTAGTGTGGGTGTTCTGCTCTCCATTTTCTGGCATGGAATTTAGCGGCACATTTAGCTCCACAATATTTTCGTGGGTTGATGCTGAATGTTTCTCCTTTTGTTCCACAAACAAGGCACGTGAATGGTTTAGGCACTGACAAACGCAATGTCTTTTGGGCATGTTGTTTATGCCAGGCTGAGCCTGTGTCCGTCTTCCTCCATGCATGTGACAGAGGACGAATTTTGGCGAGGTGAAGATTACTTTGTGATTTATGCTTTTGCATCCACTCTTTGTTGTGGTTTGATTGGTGTTGTTGTCTTGAGATGCACTCCAAATTCTCAATCGAGTTATTAAGAGGATTTTCATCTTTGTGATGAATCGCGAAGCCTGCTGGAATTTCCCCTTTATTGAATCGCCAAATTTCTTGGTGCAGGGCACCGATCCCACGTTTGCGGTGATTACCTCCTGGATTGAAGTACAACCGCAATGTTCGGCGGGGTGAGTCTGGGTATCGTCGAAATTTGATCCCGTTGAGCTCAACGCATTCTGAGTTGGCCATAATGAAGATAAGCTTATTACTTCATCATTGTACAACAACGCATCAAGCTCCACAAAACCTTGACCAACCACCCAAACCTTATGTTTAGGCGTAGCAATAAAAGATCGGCCATCGGCAAAATTAGCCTGCTGAACTACGGCAGATGGATTAGCTACCCCTGCTTTATATACTTTCCGCCAACCTTTTCGTGTTAAGGCTAGGTCACCAACTTCAACCTGCTCAATTGGTACATCTCCTCGTTTAGTAGTAACCAGTGTTCCGGCCACAAAACACCAATCATCACGATCCGACCGCACCCACTTGTATCTCGTGACTCCTAACGCGTCCTCTTCTGCCACCCGGTAGATGTGCGACCAGTGTAGCCAGTAGTCATGCCAATCGCTCCTAGAGCCTTGTAGGGGGATCCTTTTGTCAGACATTTCGTCTACTACCAACTGAATGAGCCTATTTCTATCGACAACCACATTTCCGTATTCTTCATTTTCTCCCCACCGGATGAGCTGCATTGTCTTACGATCAACGGAGTAGTGACAGAGGAAAACTCGTCCGGGGTACTTCTCTCGCAGTTTTCGCGAGCCGATAATGTCGCCACCCTGGTCAATCACCATCACGGCGTTCTCCCAGCGTTTAAGATAGCCATCCAACTCGTCATAGTCTTTACATTGCCCGTAGTAGAAAAGTCCTTGCTCATTTCCACACACGAAGCGAATGTCGATCCCTGTATCCACCCCAATGACCACACGGCCTCGCTGGTCGTTGATTTTGTCAGTGAGGTTCCTAAATACAATATCTTCTGTAACTTTGTTACCTGAGCCAGCGTAGGGCTTCCCTAGTACAAAGTTGTGGAAGTATTCGTCAGTCTTACTGTTTTTGTAGTCAATTATCTTGTTGGCTGGCATCCATGGAGCGAGGAGTAGTGGCACCCAATACCCTGACCATTCCCGTCCCTTGAACTTCTGCACCCATCGACCCTTACGCCGTTCCTCATCGCTTAGAATGGCGTGACAGTACTTACAGACGTACGCCTTGCGCTCGATGTCTATAGAGTCAGGCCAATCCAAATACTGCTCTTTTTGGCAGGTGGCACATTTTATAAACCAATGCTTTTGATCTGAAAGCTGAAAGTATTTGTCTACCCCAATCCCTGGGACTGAGGGGTTGCTAAAAATCCATTGCCACTGAAAACGTGAGTGTTGCAACCGAGATTCGTACTGTTCAAGCACTCCGATGTTTGAGCGGTCGTACTCGTCGTGAACCAAGAGGTCAGCGGACACGGAAAGTGCCTCACGCTCTGTCCACGTCCCCCGATAATAAATCATGTTGTCACCGAATGTCTTTTGCTCCACTGAGTCCTTATCTACAGTGTACGCCTGCATTATGGGGTTTTGAGCGATGATGCGGTTTAACTTTCCACCCACTAACACCTTAGAATCTGAAGAACTCGGAAGCGTGTAAATAATGTCCAGCTTTTTGTGTTTGGCTACCCATGCCGACTTCAACAGGCTTAGGGTCGTCCAGCCGATCTGTGCTGCCTTATTTGCCACGATCTTTGGTGATGTGTCTCGGTACGGATCGAACAGAAACATGTGCTTACGGAAGTCTAAAGGCGCACCAGTTTCAGTTTTGATCTGGTTCTCTTGGATCCAGGCGTGGATGGAAATGTTGGCGAGTTTCATTAGGTGGAATGTAGGTTCGATAAACTGGAATCCCTTTAAACAACATCAAACCGCCTCTGTTTATGTTTAACTTTCCCATCAGCCATCTCATTTGTTTTTCAGACAAACCAATCCCAGTTGGGCTGCATTTCCTCACATCCGCCTCAACTATTTTCAATTCATCCTCAATATCACTAACGCTATTTATCGGAGTGTCACTCAAATCTAAGATCATCATAACTACTTTTTACCCCATTTGCTCAAGTAACTTAGCCTCATACTCTGCTCGCAACGCGTCTGCTTTGGGATCTGTAGACTCTCCAACAACTTGTAGCACACCGACACTTTTCTCTGGTGCAAAACTCCCATGCACCTTAAATGTCATCTCTGCTGCCTTGAGTCTAGGCATCGGGCCAGAGCTTTCAGACATCATTATCTCCGCTGTTACCCGTTTAGCGTTCTCCTCTGTAAAGCCATAATCCGCCAAAGCTTCCTGAACACCTTTTTGTTCAATAATGAAACCTGGCTTGCTCAAAGCTTGAGATACGGCATATCCACTAGATTCAACGAGAGTCCCCAACGTAGGTGGATTATCCGACTCTAGAGCCTTAATCATGTTTTCAGCCAACTTTCTCTGATTGAGAGTCGGCATATTCTTTTTTTAATTTAAGCTTAACCTCTCTAACCATTTGTAGAAATAACCGGCATGGTTGATGTCTACAATGAGCCACTAAAATCTCATCAGTACAAAACCCATTTACTCTTTTAGGTGGCAACCGCTTTATTTGTTTGCGTGTCACATTATTCTGCCTTTTCAAAGGCGTTACACACCTCATCGTAAAGTTTGCTCTCCTCTCCACTAAACTCGATCCCACACTCCAAGACTAGCTTTTTGGCCAGCTTAAACTCTTCTAAGTTTTCTGCGTTGATCTCCAATACAAAATCCTCTCGCACCATTTCCTCAAATTCCTTTTGAAATTGGGCCTTAGCTTCGTCGGTCAATTTAAAAGTCTTGACCTGTTCTTGTCCCTCTCCATGAACTTCAATAATTGGCTCGCCTTTTTCATCCTTAGAGCAAACCTTTTTAAGTATCTCCTGACGGTTGACCTCATTCTCCTGTCTCCGTTCGGTCAGACATTTTACAAACCGGCTGCGCTTCCGGGCCTCTCCACCACTCAAGGGGACGTCTAAGATCTTGTTTAAGCCGTCTAGGTGATAGTTTTTAAGTGTGAGTGTCATATTATAGATCAGATTCTTTTTTAAACGAGTTTACAAACGCTGTTTTTTCGTCGTCGGTGTCTTCGATAATCTCACCCATCACGTGTATCTTGCCGTAATCATACACCTTTTCCAACACTTCATCAGTCTTTTCTGCTGTTCTGACTCGGATGAGAACGGCGAGGATTGCTAGAAGGATGCCGGTGATAATTCCTAGGATGTAGATCATACTTTCTTTTCTTCAACCTCCTCAGTTATCACACACTCGGTAGAGAGCAGGAGACAGGCTACAGAGCTTCCGTGTTCTAGGGATGCAGTAACGACCTCTAGAGGGTCAAGAATGCCAGCGGCTTCTAAATCTTCCATTGCCCCAGTAACAGCGTTAAAGCCTAAGTGTTTATCATCCCAATGATCAATAACAACATCACCATTCTTGCCTGCATTTGTAGCAATCTTGCGCATGGGAGCTTCAATGGCAACGTGAAGACACTTGGCCCCTTCGAGGCTCAACTTCATAACTTCAGCTGCCTCTAAAATTGCTGCCCCACCTCCAACCACATACCCGGCCCGCATAGCTGCCTTACCGGCGCATACCGCATCTTCAACTCTCTGCTTCTTCTCTCGCATCTCACTCTCGGTCGCTCCGCCTACGGAAATTAGTCCGATTCCCCCGGCAAGCTTAGCCAAACGCCGCTTAATATAAGCTCGATCTGATTCTAATTTAGCGTGTTCGATAGATTCGTTAAGGATACCTTCATACTCTGCAAGTTTTGCTGTGTCTCCGGCTCCATCAATCACAATCGTCCGGCTTCGACCAGCAATTACTTTCTTAGCTGAACCTAATTGGTCTAGCGTGATCTCATCCCACTTCTGGTTAGCTTCCTTAGTTATCAACTTCGCTCCTGTGATTAAAGCTGTGTCGTTGAGGGTGTCCATTTGTTGACTGCCAATCCCACCTACTTTAATCGGGACGATAAAGAATTTCCCCTGCATGAAGTTTATAATGGCAGTGGTCAGGGCTGAACCTCGGATGTCTTCGGCTAGGATGAATAGTTTATTTTCCCCAGCCTGCATCATCTTGTTCATCAACGGCACGATATCCATCGCTCCGGTTAGGGCGCGGTCAGTCACGAGTACCCTCGGCGAGTCAACGACTGATTCCATCTTGGCTCCGTCGGTTATGGTCATCGGGGACATGTAACCAGAGTCAATCTGCAAACCTTTAACGGTTTCGATTTGGATACCTTGAGTGCCTTCTTCGACGGTAATGACTCCATCCTTTCCGGTTTCCCAGAGAACATCAGCGACAAAGTTTCCGATCTCTTTGTTGTTTGCGGATATACTTGTGATCTTCGCCAGAGTTTCTTTGCTATCTACAGGTTTAGCCATGCCTTTCAAACTCTCCAAGAGCTTTGTAGTGGCTTCTTCAATTTCACCTTTAAGCTTAATAGCATCCTCACCGGCGGAAACTCGCTTATAGGCTTCGTTATAAATAGCTTGCGCTAAAACACAGGTGGCGGTTGTACCGTCTCCGGCGATGTCGTTAGTTTTGCTACTGGCCTCTTTAATCAGGTTAGCCCCTTGGTTTTCTACTTTGTCTTTTAGGGTGATTGAGCGAGCCACCGAAACGCCGTCTTTGGTAGTCATCGGCCCGTATTGAGTCTCAACAATAACCGTCCGGCCTTTAGCACCCATGGTCACGGATGTTGCGTTAGCCACTTTATCCACTCCAGCTTTCAATCTTTCCCTGGCATCTTTTCCGAAAATTAAGTCTTTGCTCATAAAATAGTAGTTTTTAAGGCTAGTTTAGCTTCACGTTTTGTCTGCATCCATTCCGCAGCTTCTTCTTCTTGTGTCTTTCTATGTTTAAGGTGGGAGTATCTAAGTTTGTCTGTCCGGTAGATCTCTTCAAAGATTTTCCCCGTCCTACCTGTAGGTTGAGCTGTAAAGCGGATGTGGTCGCGTAGATAACGTGCATTGTCCGTCCGCCCGTCATATTTGTTATAGATAACTTTCTTACCACAATACTTACAGCATTCTACTTGGGCTTGCTCATCGTCTATCACCGGGACAAAATCGCAGTAGATCGCTTTGGGACATTTGCTGTCGTCTTTCATAACACCCCTAAAACATCAGATTCTTCAATCAAAAACATCATCACTCCATCAATCTCGCAGTCATCGGCGCTGTACTTCTTGTAAAAAACCGTATCGCCCACTTTGAATTGAGTGACATCTCCACCAATCGCCACAACTTCCGCTTGTTTCACCCGAAAATCTTTATCCGGTTGGTCGGGCAACAAAATACCTTCGCTAGACTCTTTTTGAGCCTCGGAAGGTTTAATCAAAACACTTTTGAAAATGGGACGCATAACCCTAAAATAGCTCCTTAGGAATTGGAGGCCTTTATTTTAACACGTTTTTATTCTTTCGTGTCAATCTATTCCCCTCGCAGAGCAGCGAGGGCGGCGTCAACACCTTCCGAGAAACGATCACCATACTCATCCCTCCAAGATTCAACTGGATCATTTATTTTTCCCACCTCAGCCACACACTCCTCTCTCTCAGCCTTTCGCTCTTGGAGAATGAGGGAGTGGGGTACCTTTTAGCATCACTTACTTTCCAAAATTCTTCATCAATATCACCAAAGTATTCTTTTATAGCCAACTCCAAATCTAAATCTTCCCACTTCTCTACCTCTTGCTTTGGGGTGGTGTTCATAAAGGTTTAGATACTTTCATTCGCTCAACTAAATCCGCTCGACCTTCTCGCCAACCATCCTGATAGCTCCCATTGATTAGATCTTTGAACTCCTGCGACTTCTTAAAATTCTCCCACTCCTTCAACAACCTAGTCTCATCTTCTGGGGTGTTGTGCTTGCCGCAGAGACATGTGTGGGTGAGGGTTGGTTCATCTTCAGCTGCCTTAGCTGCCTGGGCAGACTTTCTTAGATTTTCAATGTCCCATTTATATTCTTTACCATCATCAAGTTTACTAAGTTTAACCTCACTCCCACTAAACTCGCCGATTTCTTGGCTAACCTCTACCGGCTTTAAGGTCGGAGTTTCTGGGGTGCTAATCCCGGTAGGTGGACATTTATGATTTGAGCAAACACAACACTTCATATCCTCGCTCGCGTTGCAGCACCAATGGGTTGATTCTGGGTCATGGTCTCGCTCTACGTTCGGCATATTTTATGTATAAGATGACTATAGTAGTTACAAAACGCCTCTTTTTTTATCTAACCTCAGCCAAGATATTATGTATAGGCTGCTGTATACCATTGGAATAGAGAACAAATTATTCGTGGTTAGTTGTCCAAATTGAACTCCCAAAATGTAACGTCGTCTTCGTTGCCTTCTGTAGTTGTTTCACCACATCAACTAGGGATTCATCTTGAACGGTCGCGGTGCTTTGGCTGATATTGTTTCTAGATCGCATCGCATACGCCGACCAACCACCTTTATAATTTTGGTGTATCACTGTCTCCCAACCTTTTTCTTTAATTGCCTCCAAAATAGCCACAGTCAAATCAGATTCACTCATTGCTCGTTGGTATCGTTCCGCCGTTTTCATCTCAGCTCGGAGGCGTACAAGTAGGAATACATCAAGGGCTAGTAGTAGGGTGAGAGCGATGTACATAGTTATTCCTGACAGTCTCTTATTTCAATCTTCTCATCCGAATCATCACACTTCTGCTCTGCTACCATATCTTTGGCCTCGTCCATCTTGTCTTCTTGCTCTGGGGTCATTTCGGGGATGGTCATAAAAATATAATTATTTCTTAGCTTTCTCACCCCGCTTTCGATGGTCTTTATTCCCATTCCCACTAGCAGACATCATGCGCATGATTGCAAAGGCCATAACTTCTGCTAAATCCCAAATTGTGTCCTTATCGACTGTGGTTGAATTCTGGCCCAAATACCAAGTCTTCACTCTTTTATTCTTCAAGTTAGTTACTACGATTGAGAATCTGGCGGGGGAGGTGAGGGACAAGTCTGGCTTCACAAATAAAGTACAAGTAACTTAATACCTGTACCTTACACCATCCATTCCCAGTTGTAAACTATGTAGGTTATTTGCCTAGATTGAAGGAGTGAGTGGCCCCACAAACCGAACACTTCAAACATCCATCTTCCTGCATTACCCAAGAACAACCACTGATATACGCATTAAAAGCATGGTCACCAAACACCCAAGCTGTGCCAGTCAGCCACATTGTTCTAAACCAACAAATTAACTTCATACAGCCACCTTCGCCAACTTCCTAGCCTTATACTTGGCCTGGTACTCAACATAATAGCAGCGCATACACAACCCACGCCCTTTATGCTTAACATCCATCTTTTGACACCCTTTACAAGGGGAGTCTTCCTTAAATGCGGCTTTCTCTTTGATTATCATACAATCTCAACCTACTAGGTTTTTGAGGGATTGTCGAGGGTCAAGCTATAGCCTTACTTAGCATGGCGTTACGGGCTGCTAGAGCTTGCCGCATAGCCTCACCACCTGTATAGGGAGCCTTGGATGGTTGTACAGCTAGTAGCCTCATGGTCGTTTCGTCTGTTAAAAAGCTATAAGCTGCAGGATTTGAAAAATCCGATTTTGGTGACGTACTCTCTGTGTAATCTATGTTACCTATAATAGTTTGTTGGTTTACCACAGACTGGCTTGTTGGTTTATCACAGACCAGTTTGGTGGTTTGCCGCAAACTGGACGTAGACTTATCCACAGACTTTTTAGCTTCGCCTGTCGGTAATGGTTTATTGTGGGCGGCACAGTATTGATCTAGCAGAATATAGAGCACGTCTAAATCAACCTTAAAGTGCCTAGTTGCCGGTACACCTTTAAGCTCCATCTTTAAAACTCCGAGCTCTACCCAGTGTTTGATGGCCGTCTCCTGCTCATACCTAGACAACCCTGTCTCTTCCTGGAAGTCTATAATTGTCTTGTACACCCATCCATCCTTTGATCCCTTGTTGTGCCAGTAGAGCATCTGGCTCATAAATACACCCGCCGCCGCACCCTTCCCGATCTTGGCAAATATCGGATTGTAACCCACTGGCCGCGCACCCAATTCGGCAATTACTTGAGAATTAACATTTGAGGATCGCATAAATAAAAATTCAACCTTTAAGGTTGACAGAACGCGACCACCAAGATAATCTCTAGGTACAACTTAGTCATCATTCTTCAACGGATGAACAATAACACAGCCAGCAATGGCTGTGAAGTTGTTTTGTGGCTAAAACTACAATGCTTGACAACATAAACCAACATGGTTATCATATCTGCATGAACTAGGGAGAGCGCAAGAACGATCAGGGTGCTGGCGACAAATCCAGCATGAGAAACCAGGATCAGACTTAACGCCTCCCCGGTTCGTGCAAAATCATGTGTGGTGGCGGAATAGGTAGACGCGAGCAAGCCGGAGTCTGCCCCCGGTATGAAACACACCGGAACAAGGGTATAGGACTTACGATATAAGACTCCATGCGAGGTGACTATACTAGTTTGCTAACCGTAGCCAGTCGGCAAGTCAGTGGAAAGCTGATCTAGTCAAATCCTCGCCCACACAACTTTTACTCTTAGCTACGGGAGGCCATGCCCCCGATGCGAATTATATGGAAACTCAAGAATTTACTATCGACCAAGCCAAGTACGAATTAGGGATGATCGTCAGAATGTTGGATGAGAAACTTGGCCGAGATGAAACGACGAATATTTTACGCGAGGTTTGCAATCTGCCGTTTTAATATGAAAAAAAAATACTCTAGTGAACAGATGCAAAAAGATTTGGATGACTTAGTAAATGGAGCGACTAAGGATGGAGCGTCACAAATGTTGAAACTACTTTTAAGAACCTCAAAAGAAGAATTGAAAAACCAGAAAGCGGGACATTTCCTGGACACAAAAACTATTAAAACCATCCAACGGCATGTTTTGATGCTTGCTGATGTTGGACTTGAAGCACTTAAATAATATGCTCACCCGTAGCCAACGCTACAGAATAGAGGGTCTGAAAAAAGACATCGAAGATTATATAAAATGTTCTTGGGCCAGCATTCCAAACGTTACCATCGAACAACAACAAGCCGCTGTTAATCAGTTAGGAAGAATCTTAGAAACTAACGACGGAGGTTTAGCTTACGATGCGATTAGTCGATTCCATTCTCACAAATACAGCGGATTAGTTTCTTATCTATCTAAGAAATAATATGAGCCAAGAATTACAAGTAGCTACTCTAGGCCCAGAACAAATCGCCTTGATTAAACGAACGGTCGCCAAAGACGCTACACCCGACGAACTCGCCCTGTTTATCGGCATGTGCAAACGAACCAAGCTTGACCCATTTACCCGACAGATTTATTTCATCAAAGACAAGTCCAATAAGGTGATGATGCAAATTTCGGTCGATGGTTTTCGTGTAGTCGCTGAACGCTCCGGAAGCTACGCCGGACAGGATGCACCAGTGTTTGAAGAAGATGAGAAGACAGGGAAGCCGGTAAAATGCTCTGTGACCGTCTACCGCTGGCATGGCGAGACGCGATACCCCGCATCGGTAGGAGTTGCCTACTGGGCCGAATACAACCGTCCTGGACGAAATGGTTACGAAAGCAATTGGGATAAGCTTCCCCGTACCATGCTTGCTAAAGTGGCCGAGTGTATCGCCTTGCGTAAAGCCTTCCCCAATGACCTATCAGGACTGTATTCCGCCGAGGAAATGGATCAGGCAAACAATATTCCAACACCAACACCTGAGAATGGTTATCTCGGTGGAGGCGGTGGTGGCCCATCAATGACAACGACAAAGCCGTATAACCGTGATTTAGAAGAGGACGAATTACCCGTGATTGAAGTGAACGATGATTTTTCAGAGGACATCGGCGAGATGAAACCACCCGACTTCCTAGCACCAACCGATCCCGTCGAGGACAGCGCGGCAGTTAAAGCCATGAAGGCAGGTATGATTAATCCACCGCCTGAATACTCGATCACTGATACTTTTCCCGCTCCTGAACAACCCTATGTCGAACCCATCCAATCCATACCCCTCACCGTCCTCGATAGTTGCTGGAAACATAACTGTTTACTCAAACCTGGAAAAAAAGAAGGAACCGTCTACTGCCAAACCAAACTCCCAGACGGAACCTGGTGCAAATCTTGGAAAGAGCGACCCCCAGCAAAAATGTTCACCAAATAACCACCCATACAATCACAGCCGCAAGAGTGAGTTAGAGTGGCAGATTCATTTAGCGAGGGAGGAGTTAAAAACACTTAACCAATAACTATGGGATGTGATATTCATGCGCAAATGGAAAAGAAAGGCCCAAGTCGTTATAGATGGGTTCATGCTGGCGATCCAGAGATAGGCAGAAACTATGAACTGTTTGCGGTGTTGTCTGGTGTTCGTAATAGAAATGGAATTACACCGATCTCAGAACCTAAAGGGCTGCCTAAAGATCATCTGTTCAATGTTAACGAAGATTTAGACGATGATTACCATAGTTATTCTTGGGTAACTTTAAAAGAATTAAAATCATTTGATTTAAACCAAGAACACGAAGACAACCGATATATTTTATCTCGGGATGCTAACGGTGAAATTTCTTCTGTGTGCGCAGATACAAAAGGTGAACATCAACATCTAGGAAGAGTTGGAAAAGTAACGAGAATTTTTAGTGTGTTTGGCACTGGTGACTGGGATGATCTGATTAATAAGATGGAACGGTGTAAAGATAAAGAAGATATGACCGATGAAGACGTCCGATTAGTATTCTTCTTTGATAATTAAACCTACATAGTTTACAAGGTGGTCAAAAAGTGGTATACTTATGTCAGTTAAGGCAAAAATAAAGCCTTACCTAATATAAAAACAAACAAGTATGTCACGTCATATCTATGTACGCACCCTCAAACTTCAACTTGCCAAACTCAACGCCCGAATCGACCGGCTCATCATCGCCCGTAAAGGGTACGTCGATCTGGCACGAGAACACGCCCGTATCCGCTCTTTGTTGGCTAACCAGGCTTAATATGCGACGTAACCATAAGCGCCGCTTCTACGTTCTTCTAAGCCTCTGGATATTCATGATTGGGTTCATACTAGGCGCGGTATCGTTTCGACCAGCTCAGGCCAGCGTAGAGGCTCCAGTGGTGCAGAATCACCTCCCCATGGCAGCTAAAAAGACGGTGTGGATTGAGGTTGAGGGGGATGAAACGCGGGAAGAGGCAGAGAAACGAGTTATCGACAAAACGTCGAAAACTGCACACATTCAGGTCGTTGCACCAACGTCTAAAATAGTGGCTAAACACAATCCTGGTGCCGTGGAGTTACGGATTCGCCAACTCGCCAAAGAAGCCAACTTTGCGTGGCCTGATTATTTGGTGCGCTTGGCCAAGTGTGAAAGTGGATTAAACCCTAAAGCAATCGGGGTCAACAAAGACAAGGTGAAGTCAAAAGATCATGGAATTTTTCAGATCAATGACTACTGGCACCCCGAAGCCATGCACATTGCCTACAACCTAGACGAAGCCACTAAATGGACGATGTGGCGGATTGAGTCTGGTTACCAATATGAATGGATGTGCGACAAGAAAATTTGATAGAATTGTTTTGGCTAAAGCTGACTAACCTCTTTTCTCGGTTTAGTCGGCAGTCGCCACCTGGTGAGGTTTTTCCTGACTGTATAGTCGGGGTGATATACCGCCTCATCAGATGGTGGCTAATAGGCCACATTTAACTAGGGGCTCTGGCCCTCCGATTGTGTAGGTACGACAAGGCCTAACACAATCGGGGTCGTCATCACTGCATAACGGTGCTTTCCCGTCATACCGGCGTAATTACCCGGAATGTGCAGTGATGACGGCTACACGCCGTAAGGAGCGATCATGACTAATGGAACCAAGTCAAAGCTACAAAGAAATTATCGCCCGTTACCGACATTTTATCGAAGGACGTATATACCTAATTACTCAAGGTTTTGGTACACCGGACGTTTCTATTAAGTGGCGCGTCCCAGAGTACACACAACGAGACCTTGAGAAATCAACTTATAATGGTTGGAAAATAAAATTCCAATCATCAACCACCTTTCAACTCTCTCGCCCGTGACCCGTTCGCGGGTTCCCCAGCCCTGTTGAAATCTTCTTAGCCTCCTAAGTTAACCAAGGTTTATTGCCGACAGGGCTAGAAAACTCGTGATACGCTCGACCATTTGTACAAAGCTGACACTTCTTTACTTACCCGTTACCCTCGGGCTGCCGTCAGTGATACGGTGGCTCTGGCGTATGCCCTATCAAGACACATTGCGTGAAGTGTTAGAGTGGTTGAAACGTCATCCGCCACCTCCGGTAGTGCGTGTAAAAAAGATTTACAAACTAAAAAAAGTTTACATCCCACCGAAGCACAAAGAGACAATGTTTTGGTGCTGTGACTGTCGGATACATTTTGTGGCTAGTAGAAAACTTATGGACTCTGTTTGTCCGAAGGGGCATTTAAATGTTGTTGATTTATGAATGAGAAACTTTTGCAATGTTGCAACTGCCAGGAATTAAAAGACTATAAGCATAATTTCTGGGCGTTGGCGTTTTTGTCTGCTTGTTTACTCGCTATGAAATTTGGATATTTATGAACGAAGAATTGTTCACCTTCCCAGCGCAAATCAGCAAGGTCAGCTCCATGAGCCGACGGTCAATGCGCCTGGTAGTTGATAGCCAGGAAGGCTGTAGTGACGCCCAGCTTGCCCGTGCTATGTCGATCGTAGAGAAAGTCGGGCATTTCACCTTTAGTGTCGAACCAATCCAACCTGAGTCAATTTTGAGCCTTCCACCGTTGGTATGGGATAAGGACGAAAAGTCACCTAGTCAACGACTCCGGGCCGTACTGTGGGTTAGGTGGGAGCAGGCAGGTAAACCGATGGAGTCGTTTGAGGTTTATTACCGCAGTATCTACGAAAAGCTGATTGACCAATTTAAGGAGAAACTAACCTAGTATGAACTTTATCTGGACGCTCATTAAAATCATGGCCCTAGTCTTTTTTGGAGTGTGGTTGTTTCTAGTCGGGACTATTTTGGGGACGTATATATGAGCTGGAAAACGATAAAAATAGACGCGGCTGATCGGGCGTTTAGCGAGTATGTGAGACGACGAGACAAAATTTGCCAGCGTTGTTTTAGGGCTGGGGATGGGCCAAAAGGAATCACCGGATTGCAAGCGTCCCACTACTGGTCACGTCGCCATGAAAACACGCGATTTGATATTCAGAACGTAATTTCTTTGTGCGCCATGTGCCACTTCATTTGGGGAGGTGACGGACGGGCCGACTACACAACACACATGAAGTCCAAGTTAGGTGAACAGGGATACAAAGCCCTTATGGTTCGTTGTAATACTCACTGCCGCAAAGATCGGAAGCTCGCCCTCATGCAAGCTAAATTGTTGTTGAAGACTTTGGATTAAATTTACCTCGACTATAGCTAGCCATAATCTGTGCGATTGTCATGGGTTGGTCAGTCGATGAAACCGAAGGTAAATCGTCTGTTTGTTTATCAGTGTTTAATAAGTGTTCTTGTTGGGGTAAAGCGCGTTGACCAGTTAAGGCGGGGCCAAATTCCTGAGATTGACCAGATTGCTCCCAGGATTGACCAGTTTGACCGTCTAAATTGACCAGTTTTGGAATCTGGTCAACCGCATTGACCACCTGGTCAACATGCTTTACCAGTTC